GTCATCGAATCGTACTCCACGGCAGAAGGAAGAGCTCTTCATGTTCTCGCCAGCTTTTTACGCCGGAGAACCCGAGTGTTTCCACGACGCATCCCTGAACGAACAGCATCCACGGCCCCAGCGACGGACCGCCCAGCGTTTCGACTGCCAGAAACTTAGCCGATGTGTAAATCGGCTCGAACACCACTGGGCTGCCAAGGACTTCCGTCGAGATGGCCAGTGCGGTTACGTCTGGCGGAGGCGGGTCACCAGTGCCCAGTGTTTCAGCCACCGTCGTCAAAGCCGTAACCATGATCGGAGGCAAGCCGAGCGCTTCGACGGCTGCTGCCAGAGCCGTCAGCATAGTCGGAGGCGGACCCTCGCCTGACAGTGTGCCGACCCCGGTGATTGTGCCGAAGCCGCCGAAGTACGGCGGACCAGCGCCTGATAGTGATCCTGAGCCCGTGACGTCACCAAAACCGAAATGCACAGCGAGACCAACGCCAGACAGATCGCCAGTGCCAACAACACCACCAGCTCCGCCATGCTTCCCACCGGACCCGGAGAACGCACCGACGCCGATAACTTCGCCTGTGCCGCCTCGCACACGGCCAGCGCCTGAGAATGTGCCGACACCGACAATCACGCCTGATCCGCCAATTGGCGTGTAATCAAGCTCCAGATACGCGACGTCCATTTTTCCGACGTAGCCTGCGCCGCCTGGCACTGCCGCCATGTAGATTTCAATCGCCGGGTCTGCGCCGCTCGCGGATACTGACAGCCCTGTGATCCCGTAGCCGTACCACGTGTACCCAAGGTTCAGGGTTTCATTCGGGTTTCCGTAGTCGTACCACGTGCCGCCAAGCCGAATTCTGATCCCACTGATCTTTGCAGGATAAACTTCATACTTCGCCCTCAACCACACCTTCGCGCCATAAATCGTGTGTGTCGGATAAGGAGCCAGCACACCCCACTGTTGAGCGCCTGCAAGCTCTGCCTGCACATTACAAAATAAGCCGTCCCCCGCAGATCCGGTTGGCTGCGTCAGGTCGTCGTCGATATTATCAAAGCCATATTGCCACCATTGGTAATTCAAATTAGATATAGGCCGAAGAATCGTCACGCCTTCCGCTGCTGTTGCCACGGTTGCCGTATACGTCAGGTAGATCCGCCCAGTTCCGCCGACTGTTCCTGCCCCGTAATTTCCGCCGCCGCCGCCGCCGGGCTGCCCCCCTGCTATGTTAGCGTTCCCGCCATAGCCGCCACCAGTGACCGCCGCCCCACCTGATACGCCAGTAGCGTTGTTTCCACTCGCGGCTGTCCCCGCTGATCCGCCGCCGCCGCCGCCGACAGCAGTGGCCGTAGAGCCAGCACCACTCGCACCATTACCGCCAGATCGCTTGGTGTCGCCTACGCCCGATACGGACGATCCACCTGTACCACCCGGTCCGGGGCCGTCTCCAGATGATGAGCCGGTTCCGTACCCACCACCTTTGGCGAGGACAGTGCCGCTCGTCGAAAACCACGTATCGCCACCAACAGACCCATCAGTCCCATTAGAATTACCGGCACTTCCACCTGCGCCTACAGTTGCCGTGTATCCGACACCGGGAGTTGTCGCAAAAGATGTTTTTATCGAATAAGCACCGCCACCGCCACCGCCGCCACCGCTATTGTTTGTATCTCCACCACCTCCACCTCCACCGCCACCAATGCATTCAACCTGCACTGAAGTAACGCCAGCCGGGCACGTCCATGTCTGCGTTGAGGTGAGTGTTTCTGTCGCTGTTGTACTTGCTGTATAAGTGATATCGACGTTTAGCTCATAGACTCTAATTCCAGTCCCTGTCCCGCCGTCCTGCAGTACCTTGATGACAGCACCATCCCACGATGTTTTATCCGTGAAACTAATCGTCGATGGCGTCAGGTTAAACGTCGTTGGCGTTGTTGTATCAGTCGCAGTCACAGAGGACGTGATTGCCGTTGTTCCGTCACTCTTAAAAATTTGTACTGATGACAGATTCCCAAAGTCTCCCTTACTCGATCCTTGAGCTTCGCGGATGTTAATTGTGACAGCGGTTACCACGCTCAGGTCACTCGGCATATCCGCCAGCGGCCAGCTTGCAAAAGAATTTGCTCCTGTAAACTGTGCGTATGAACCACTATTCGCATCGATCAGATTAGTGTAGTTTGCCCCTCCTCCAGTGTAGGCTATCGTGCCGCTGGAAAATGAGTATGTTCCGCTTGGGGCTTTGTTGGTCGTAGCCATTACGGGACCTCCTCAAGACCGAGGTATTCTAGGACTCCAGCACCGTCATTAGATTTGATCGCGACCAGCTTTGATTTCAGCACGACTGGATCATCTGTCAGCGTATGCAGTACGCCCGACACCCACGCAAATCCAGAGTCGCCGAACCATTGCACCTGATCACGCGCCTCGTTGGTGTAGACGAGTCGCTCACAAATAACATGACTAACTTCGCCGCCTCCGATCGGCCTCAGGTTAATAGGCAGCATGTTGGCTGCAAGTTCCTCCACGCCTCGCGAATTCAAAAATGCCGCAGAGATTTCACGGGCTTCAGCAGCGAACGCAATCGGCGAGATTGTCGCGATAGACATGAGGAAAACTTCCTCACCCTCCGCTGTTGTCGCTTTGGCGTGCGGGTTCGCCTCACAGTGGCACCATATATCTGGTTTTCCGCAATGGTCACATGGATCACGATGCACATGTGCGACATCTGACTCGATCCGTCCGTCACAGATTTGGCATTGTCTATGCATTAAAACACCCCTTGCCTCGCAGGGTAATAGACTGCGTGCCCAGCGGATACCATTAGATCATTGAGGAACACGTAATCGCACGTCGGTCCCGATGATTAGCGATGAGCCACGATGCAATTGGATTTTGCTCGACGGGCTGCAATTGCACGTTTAAGGGGCACTGCTTACGTGACCGAAACCGTTGTTCCGACTTCCAGCGTATAATCACCCGAAGAATTCGCGTTGAGGTCGCCCGTGGCGATCGTGCCCGATCCGACAAAGACGGACCCTGCCGCCGTCCAGACGCTGAAGTAGGTCACCGATTGATTCGCGGTAAGACCAGTGACGGCAACCGCCGCATTCAGCGCGCGTGAACCGGATGCCGCTGCATCAAACACCGCTGTAGAAAGTCCGGCCCCGAGCTGGTTTGATGTTCCCGCCGCGCCGGGGTCTCCGGAATGCAGTCGAATTCGATTCATCGTGATCGCGTCGAGCATCGCATTCTTTGTTGCGGTAGAAAATCCTGCCATTTCATATTCTCCAAAAAAATTTATTCAGTCTTTGACTTCAGGCCAGCCACCAGCCCGTTGACGTTCGTCGGTGTCCACGGCAGATCTGTTGAAGGGTTCTCTTCAAGGATTCGTGTCTGAAGCCCCAGTGATGTTGTTGGAGTCCATTCCGCGCCGACTTCAGTGCCGCCCTTCACGAAGTTCAGTTTTTTCAGCGTGCCGCCATCTTCGTTTTTTGCGAGTGCTGACAACTGGATTCCGGCAACCGTTGTGATGCCCGTTAAATTGGTGAATTGCACTTGAGCAATCTGATTGTCAGCGTTGCTGCCGATGAACTGGCCAGAGTTGTCTGGCACGTTGTCCAGCACATTGAAGGCATTCGCTGCGCCAGAGACAGACCACTGCTGAGTAGCATCGTCGGCACTCGGAAGAAGCGTTTCGACTCTTGCTTCCGGGCCTAGCCTCACGTTATTGGCTGTGCCAGTGTTGTCCAGAATGTACCAGTCTGAAATCTGATATCCGGCGACTATATCGTCTCCATCAACAAACCATCGGACGGCGGTTCCGAATGCCGTTGATACCTGTGTCGCTATCAGAACCCCATCCACGTAAAGCGAATCTGTTCCGCTTGCATATTGCACCCACTCGACATGATGCCACTCGCCGTCGTTCAGGCCGAGATCCCCCTTGGCTGTCGCGTTGACTGATACGCCAGCATCCGACAGCACTAGCGCGGACGTCCCTCCTCCGGTGATTTGATACTTCGTTTCTTGGCGCGGTGCTGACCCTGTAGCCTTGACACAGAATCCGTGAATAAACTTCGTCACCCCGGAGGCCGATAAGGCTAGGCTGAAGCCTCCGTTGTCGCCAGTGTCCGCGTACAGCAGAAAGCCGCCGGATGTTGCGTAACGGCCTGCCGCGTAGGTGATATCTCCAGAGAGAATTGACGAATAGACCCGAGCCAGCTTCGTGTTCAGCGCGCCCGAAGCGACGTATTTTCTGAATCCGTCCATGTGCCGAATTGACATTGCCGTCGCCCCATGTGAATGAAAAACAGGATTGGAGATTGCCGATTGTTTAAATCAGCAATCGGCAATCTCATCGATCCTTGCGATTACGCACTAGCCATCAGGTTCGCGTTTTTCAGTGACGTCAGCACTGATGCCTGTTTCGCTGACAGCTCCTTAACGGCATCCTTCAGGGCTGTGATTGCAGCAGTAATTGCCGTCGCATCAGCGGCACTCGGATACACAGATGAACCGTTCCACGCGACCGACGGCGTAAACGTCGTGACGGCACCGATTGTTCCGTCAGCACTCGCACCACCAGAGTTGTCCGTGAGTGCCGCAACCACAGCGGCCTGTGTGTTCACCACTTCCAGAGTCGAGTTCAGCGCCACGGTGACAACCGTTTGGCCGTCCACCTTGGCGTACACTGCACGCCCGATATTCACACCACCGGAAGCTACAGCTGCCTGCGTCGTGAGATCGAAATTGACTAACCCTCCGATCGACAGCGTAAGTGCAGACGGCGCAGGAATCACAAGCGTTTCCTGTGTGTGCACAGCGATCGTGTCGCCATCCGCCGCAGAGTTTCCATCCGCGTAGTAGCCGTAGCGGCCACCACCAGCCTCATGCACGTCACCAGAAACGACCGCTCGCTCTGCCTCGATCTTGACTTCGTACTTTCCTTCGATTCGCCTGTTCATATCACTCCCCTGAGAAAAGATTTTTGTTCAAAAAAGACTATTCATCGACGACAGCCGGCGGATCACTGGTGACCTGCACGCTCTTTGCCAATTCGTCGGCAGTCGTGAGATAACCCTTCTTCGCCCACTCAGCAACTTCAACCTCTGAGCAAGCCAGACCCTTGGCGTCGAACTCCGAACCAGCCTCGCACATCCGACCGCGAAACACTCGCGATTCTGTCACAATGTGCCGAGGCTTCCTGTCTGAATTCTTCGCCATCTTCGATTACTCACTTGCTGACTGCTGACTGCTGACTACGCTTCATTCTTCTGGATCGACTCACGACGCAGCGGAGCAACTCCAGCGTCTTTCTTTGCAGCGAACCAGATGCCCCATTGACCCTCAGTCATGCGACCGGAGTCAACTTGCACCTGACGATTCGCGCCCTGCAGATGCCCCATTTCAACCGCTGGCCATCGACTGTCACCGAGAAACCATGAGGTTGGCTCACCGGCAATCGAGACGGTTCGATCTTCCGGCGAGGTGAATCCGTTGTCGAGGCGAGCGTCGTAAACCGGTGTCACGATATTTGCCAGAACGTTCTCGCTGGTGTCCGTTGCCGTCGATCCCTGATTCGGAGTCTCGGACAAGATGCGAGCCACAGCAAACCGCTTCGATTTCGAATGCAGAATATGCGACGCTTCAACGTTCACGGTATGGCCATTTTCCTTGATGATGCCCATCTGTGTTACAGCGGCCTCAAGGTTCGCAGCCGTAATCGCCGAAGACGTCCGCTTGTTGAATGACGTCTTGAAGAACGGATCGCCGTCGGCCATATCTGGATTGGCCAGCAGCAACGCGAAGAACAGCTCAGGCTCGATTCTTGCAGCCGCCATACCCAGCGCTTTCGGCTGATCCTGGATCACATCGAACCGCTCATTCGTCAACGTTTCTTCGTTGATGCGAATCATGGCCGCATAACGTGCGATCCGATAAGACTCGCCAGTCGTTGACATGGTGATGTCGCGGGCTGTCGCAGTCGGTAGTAACCGCTCGAAATCATTCCCGCCGAGCAACACGCGAGGCCGCTCGTTCAGCAAGAAGTTCGGGACGTCGCGATGCGAAATGAAGGCATCCAGTGCGGGGCTCTGCTGTTCCATGTAGGTCGCGAGCAGCACGGCTTGCATGGACTGTGTGAACAGATCCGTCACGGCCAGTGACGAAAACGCAGCACGCATCCAGTGGGGGTTATTGCGGAAATGCCCATGTTGAGACAGATCGACCACGCCTTCGGCTTTGCAGACCGCTTCGACCATTTCAATCATCGACAAGCCACGGAATTTGCCAGCCGCCTCCATCCAGCGTTGACGTCGATTGTCGTTAACGCCCATTTTGAAAGCGGCGTTCATCGATCGCGTATCACTTGCGACCGGTGAACCGAAGAACTTGTGATCCAGATTTATTCCGGCTCTTGCGACGAACGCTCCGATGAATGCGGCCTGCATGATCATGCCGTCTTCGCTGCCGTTGTTCGTGGCTGGCTGAGGCGCTGCAGGTCGCAGAGCCCGCAATGCTGCCAGCTCGAACTGCTGAGCGCTCCAGCGATTTGTGGCCGCATGTGCCAACATAGAGATTCGATTGCCGTTAACCTCAATCGTCGGATTCCCGAACTGAGCGTTGAGCGTTTCGAGTGCCCGGAATTGCTCGATCTGAGCGGCTTGGCGAGTCAAAAAGTCATCGCCGGGATTGCCAGCAACAGGAGCGTTGACCGGTGGCACCGTGGCGGGTGGTGCTGTGATTGTCGCAACTGGCGGAATCGGCGTTGGTGCCGGTGTATTGGCTGGAGGCGTCGCGGAAGGAGTCGTGCTTGCTGGTGGCGTTGCAGGCGGATCACCTGCAGTATCACCCTGAGTCAGCATTGCGGCGTCGTATTTTCCGCGCCATGCTGCCAGATCGTTCGCGCTGAGTTTGTCGATGTCATGACCCTGTGTCTTTAACCATACTGCAAAATTCATTTTGTTACCCCTTGCCGCCAGGCTGGCGACTAATGTTGCTGTTGCCCCTTCGTCATCAGCGCCCATGCTGACAAACGACAATTCGCGAAGATGGTATCTTCTAGCTAAGTAGAATGGTCCCTGTAAAGACCTACCGTTGACACTTATATTTCGGCCCTCTGGAATTAACTCGATATCTTCCGGCTCACATGTTCCGCCCACAGACAATTGCCATCTGAACTTATTGTCCGAAGCTCTCAGGACCGTGTCGCGCCATTCGCCCGGAACACTGGTTAGACCGATGCCGGCAATACTCTTGTCTGAGATCTTGATATTGTCGGAATGCCCGACCGGCTGAGAGAACTTGTGATCCAGAAGTAACGGCAGTTGCCCGTCATTCTTCCACATCGATCTAAGCTCGAAGACAACTCGTAGATCAAACCCCGGCAAACTTACCTTCCCGCCGGTGTAGCCGTCTAGCTTGAATTTGCGAACGTCCGGATCGACACCACCAGCCGCTGAAAGCCGAATTGTCCCAATTGACATTCTGAGATTCGTTGCCGCCGCCCCCTCAGCATTCAGCGTTATTAGGTTTGTTCCGTTCATGTTTTGTTGAGTTTTCTGAAAACTGAAAACAGAATCTATTTCACGCGAAGGCGCGGAGAACGCTGAGCGAATCGCTGTTTGTTTTTCTCCGCGTTCTCCGTGCCTCCGTGAGAAATATGTCTTTATCCCTGCTGCCCCTGCAGTTTTTGGTTCTTCACCAATTCTAACTGCACTTCAACCATTGTTGGCAAGCCCAGAACAGACCGAGCGGCGTCTCCAAATGTGCTAACGAAGAGCGCTCGCTGATATTGCTCCTCGGTGACTCCGAAGCCCTGAGCGCTCATCTGATCCTCTTTCGTCGGGTCAAGGCCGTCGTCCATCTGCCATTGTCGGCGACTTTTCGCGCCGATCTTGATCGCTGTTTCTCGCCCGGAGTATTCCTTCGAAGTGTCCGCGTGACGGCGTTTCGACCAGCGATAGGTGTGTTTGACTTTTCGGACGTCGTTATATTTTTTTTCGATCAAACCCAGCGCCGCAGCTTCCTTCAGCCAGAGAATCAGCAGCTTGTCAATGACTTCAGTTTCCCAGTCCTGACGCTGGCAAGCCACTTCAAGCTCCCATTCCTGCCGTAGACCAGCCATTGAGCTCATGTTCTGGTCGCTTGCGTCACCCAACGCGATGAAGTTCGGCTGATTAACTCCGCGACCGTGTTCGGATGCGAGAGATTTCACGAACGCTTCGTGATTGCTGTTCGGGTGTTCGGCTTTCATTTGCTCAATAGTCCAGCCCGCCGGGACTGCTGTCCATGTTCCGTAGCTCGTCGGCACCTGGACCCACGCCGCCATCGGATCAAGTGCGGCCGCTCCGTCGTCGAATCGATCCACATTGGTCCGCATGATGCCGGTATGTTTCGCCGCTGTTGTAGCTGCGTCCAGTGTGGCCCTGCGAAACGATCTTGTCAGTGGCCCATTCTTCACGCTTGTGGCGTACTCCGGAGCGCCAACAGATTGCGACGGACGCCCCCAGTCCCAGACGTCCAGAATGTATTCGGCGGGTACTTTGATCGGCATCGTCATCGGATTCTCTGCCGGATGTTCTGGAGTCATCCAGTACGCGACGACGTCACCAAACTTGTCAGTCACCTTGCCGTCGAGACAGGTTTGCTTCGTGTCGATCTTCCAATCGTACGGCGCTCGAATGTGATCGCAATCGAACGGAATAAAGTCCAGTTGCACAGAATCCTGAGGACGCTTTTCGTTCGTGAAGGCGAGCGCCATGCCTGCGCCGTCGGATTGTTTCGCGTTGGCCATCGCGCGGAACTTTCGACCAGCCTTGACGTCCACCAGCCAGCCGTTGAATAGATCTTCAATCAAGCCAGACTGCTCATCGTCTCCGGGGATGTTGATCTCAATTTCTGCCCCGCGACCAACAACCGAAACAGTCGTCGAACGCGCGGACCCTTTCAGCCACGGGTTCGCCTGAAAGATCTCGTAGCGGCTTCGATCGATCAACGTGCGTCGATCAGTAGGATTGAGTGCCGTGCGACCGCTCTCATTCATGGCCCGCGCGAACTGCTCATTGATCTCCGGATTCTGATCCGCCAAATCGTAGGCCGCGTTCATCGGAATCACGTTTGACTGCACCTGACGCTGACTCATGGCGGCCAATCGCTTTCGTTTGTGCGATCGCACCAAGGCTAGTCGTTCTCTATTCGCATTGATCACGATTAAGGTCTCCCGTGTGTTTGTCGCCACCGCAGAACCGGAATCGCTCCCGGCGTTGCTGCCTGCGCTTGCTGCTGTTTCTGATATCGATCGAACTCAATCTGATCCTTCAAGCTGTGTTCTTCGATTCGCTCCGTTCCGGCCTGCACAACTCGCGGCCGCGCAGCAGCTCCCGCCAGTGAGCCGTCTGCCACGACCACAAGCGGAATAGCAAATGGAGTCCACGCGTCTCCGCCGATCGCTCCCGAGACTGCACACTCCAAAGAATTGCCATCTTCAAGGGCAGGGCAGAGCCCAGTGAACGTTAGTGTGTATTGTCCGGTTCCGGTCTTCAGGATTTCCGGAACAGCGTCCGGATGCGAAGACAGGACGCCGCTCACCGTGTCGCCGTCTGGTTCGACCGGTCCACCAGCAACCATCACATTGACGAACACTTTGCAAGTCGATCCCGGAAGCACGTCCATTGTCTAATCCCCTACATTACCTGCGATCACTCGCATTCAAACTCACGTCGTTTCTTAATGACTGACGCCTTAGTTTTCTTGACGGCCTCACGCCTTATATCAATCGCGGTATTTATGTGCCCGCAATCCTCGCACTTATACTGGATGACCGTCGCAGGCATTCCTCGCGTTGTAACACGCTCCAGAGAAGGAGATCCGCATTTTCGACAACCGTCGGCAAACTGTGTTTCGTGGCTCATCTGATTGGAACATCCACCTGAGTGATCATTTTTCGGAAGGCGTCTCGTTTCTTAGGTCGTGCCTTCATTTCGCCGCTTACTCTCATACCTTCGTGTTCTGCTCCGACTCGTGACATTACTAGAGTGTCCAGCCAGTGGTCTTGGTCCTGACCTGGCTTATTTTTCCAGTGTTCCATGACTCGCCGCGAACCTTCCATTATTGTTACAGACTTCGAAGCAAAATGGATAGCCAGAAACTTAGACGGTTTTGTGCCGTTAAATGTAATTCTGCCAGCCAGTTTGGTTTTCGCCGCTCCCTTAGTAAGTCCGGTCTGAATTCGAGTCCTGAAATGGTCCGCATCGAACTCGACGAAATACACTCCACTGCCTCGGTTGTCTAATTTCCATTCGAGGCTCTTCTCAATTCGTTGCTGTGTTTTTCCCAACGGGGCTCGCGACATAGGTGGACGATTTGGAGAGATGAATTGCCCGCCAGACGGAATCAGCCTCCCGCGAAACTCGTCTTCCGCCGCGATTGCGAGAACCACGTTCTGGATCTTCTCCCAGCGCGCGTCGATCATGACGCAGTCAACCGGCCACGACTTATCGTCCTGCTCAATTGGCTCCAGAAGCCAGCGCGTGCATTCTCGGATTGCGATCTCATGTTCGTCCGCCCAGGTCAACGCTTCACCCGGTCTAAGCCGTGCGACTTCGGCCCCGAGTCGCCTTGATACCTGGTCGTGGCTGAAGATTCCTGCCGGTTGATCGGGCCATGTGCCCCAGTTCAGAATGTAGCCGGTGAACTGATCGGCCCACGCCACAATCTGCCAGTACAGAACATGCTCCTGAATGTCGATCGACGCCACGATCCGAAGCGTGTCTGGTGGCACATGCCCGCGTGGCAAGCCATTGAATAACTGTGACAGATCGTCTTCATTCAGATATGACACACTGGCCGTTGAATCCAGCGGATCTTGTTGAAACTCCGCCATGAACGCCGCGCGGTCTGCAAGGCACTTCGTCATCAGATATTGCAGAGCGTCAACGGACGGCGCTTCACGCCGCGCAGTCCATCGGACAATTGCACCGATCGACATTGGCTCAATGTTTTCCATATAGAACAGCGTCGCCCTCGCATGATTCGCGTCGCCCATCGCCAGATCTTCACGCCGGATCTTGTCGTATTCGTCCCAGTAGTTTTTCAGCCCGAGTCGATTATCCTCGAAGGTGCATGTGGGAAGCGCATCGAGTGCCGCCTGCCGAATTCCGATGTACTCCGGTTCCTTCGCTCGATCGGTGAAACGATGCGCCAGGTCATTCGGCTGAATGCACGTGCAAGGCATGAAGACCGCGAGGCGCTCACCTGGACCACTCAAGCCGTGAATGGCTCCCTTGATGATCCCGGCCAGCTTATCAATCGTCGTAGGATTCTTGGCACTCTGTTCGTCCTGCGGATCGTCCACCAGCACCAGCTTCGGGCGGACTGTCGTTTCGTCTGATCGATCGTAGTGGCTCCCTCGAATCGATCCTGACTCGATACCACAACACTTGATAACCGCTTCACTGCCAGGCGCTCCGTCTACGACCGGAAGAACGAGCATTTCGCCGGACTTCACTTCGATCGGCTTTCCGTGGTAACTGAATTTCCGTGATGGTGACTTTGAGACCAGATTCATCACCCAGCAGATTTCCGGATACAGTTCTCGAAGCCGCTTGTTCGTTTCGAGTCGTCGCTTTATACCGCTCTGAATCTGACTTGCTTCGGTTTCGTTCTTCGAGATCAGCATCACCATCGACAGGCGACCGGTCAGAATTCCCCAGACGATAGCCGCGATACAGAACTGCGTTTTGCCGAATCCGCGCTGATACGCGACCGCTCGTTTGCCGCCTTCGACGACTGCCGTCTGAAGACTCTGACAGAGCGCGTAATGATCGGCACACCATTCCAGATGGAAGATTTTCGGAAAGACTGTCGTGATGAACGTCTCCAGATCCGCGTCACAAGCTGATCGCTGCTCCGGTTCACTGACTGCCGGAATCTCTCCGATGTCCCTGAGTCGTTCACGCCTCTCAATCTGCTTTTCGCGGTCGTACAAATCCTGATCGAATGGCGTCGCCTTGGCTTCGATTGCGTCCTGATATCGTCTCCACTGAATCGGAGCAATCGCCAGAGCATTCAGCCTACCATTCGCGCCTTTAACTCGGCTGCCATGCTGCTCTTTCAGCCGCTTGATCCTACGCGCTGTCGTCGCTTCCGGAATCTCACCGTTGATCGCGTCCAAATATTGCTGTTCGGTGAGTTCCGTCCAGTTCATCGTTTCATCTTTGCGCTGTGAAGTGTACCGAGTCGGCACTCAATCCAGGCCAGTACAGCGACGAAGCGAAATGTTCCGTCCGGATTCTCCGGCAGACCATCGTTCATCGCCGCCGTGAGTTCGTGATCGGTCGCGCCGAACACTCTGAGAACTTCAGCCCGCGTCAGATTCTCCGGCCCTTCGATCGAAGTCGAAACAGTCTCTTCATGTGGTGGCATCGCATCAGCTCCACCTATCGCTTCATTGCGAGCGCTCGCGAAGCCACTGAGATATGTTCGTCGATCAGCAGCACTGGCAACTCTCCAGGAGGAGTCTTCAGCAGCGCGATCCTGACGGCCAACTGCTGAATGAGTTCTCTTCGCTTTGCGTCCTCAGCGGCCTTGGCACGCTCAGCCAGAAATCCGCCGAACGATCGCTGACCAACTCGACCTGCGATCAGGCGAATTGCAAGGCGCTGGTCGTTGGTCCATTGCGGTTCAGCGGCGATTGACTCAATCAGAATCACCATGCTGGAAAGATGTGCGTTGACCTTTTCGGCGATCGTCAACTCTTCGCGTCGGATTCGGTTCGACATTTTACTCTCTGTCACGGCGGGGCTGAACATGAGACGTTAGCGTGCGAAGCGCTTCTGTGTTCTCCATGAGTTTTCCGCCCTGTTGAGTGATTGAGTCGGCAAGATATTTCGCCGCGTCGTGCCCTTCTCTGGCAGACAGTTCACGCCTTGTATCGATCTTCTCGATGATCGACTCGAAGTGTGTTCGAGTCTCCAGTTGGACCTTGTCGTGTCGATCCAGTAGCGCTGGCATCCCCTTAGTGACGAGCCACACGAACAGCATTATGATTGCCGCCGTGCCCGTGAGCTGCGCCCACGGTGCCATTGTATCGACCGCTGCTGCAGGTGCTGCTTGAGCAAGTGTGTATATCATGGATTACAGACCACCATTCAGATAATCCCACAGCCACCCCGCAACCGCGATCGCCAGGGCGAACTGCGGAAAGATCAGCGAGAGAACTGTTGCCATGAGCCCGACTGATGCCGCAATCGCATCATCCCGTGTCGCCGGTGGCTTCGAGCTGTTCATCGAATCCAGAAACTTGCGAGTTGTGGCTGCCACTCGTGCGCGACGCCTGGCCCTTGCCTTATCCTCACGCTTAGAGCCAAATGGCAAGACAGAGCAATTGAATTCACGCAATGCTGCGGCTTCAATTTCAGCCTGATCGCGCGTCGAGAATGTTGGCTTCATTCGAACCTCACTTAAATCGGACCGTTAAATCTGGCGCGTTCGTCAGTTCCAGCTTGACCCAACTCAATGATGGATCGAAAGAGCAGGCTGTGAGTGTCGTCGATACTGATACGCCGAACTTCTTGACCGCAACAGTCACTCCGGGAGCAATGCGCACGGCTCCGGGAGTGACTGAGATTGTGCGATCACTTCCCTTCCAGCTTGCAGATACACCAGCGGACGGAAACTCAACACTCTGTTTTGACAGCAAGTCCGCAGCCCAACTCCGCGCGCTGTCTGGAGTGTCTATCGTGATATCGAATAGCCCGCCATACGCTTCTGGTGTCTGGCCTGGAATCAGATAAGCTGACAATGCTGCTGCGATTGTTTCCGGAGACAGCGTTGCGTTCGTGATCGTCGCTTCAACCGCTTTCTCAGCCTCATCAAATACTGGCACGCGGCCATTGTGGTCATCGCTGTGTAGTGCTGCCAATTGCTCGACCTGCCACGACTCAAGATACCACGCCTGCCATTGCTTTCCCTGATGCTGAGTTCCGTCGCGAAGATGCCGTATCAGTTTTGACTTTGATGGAGATTTGTCGCCGTCAATATCGTACGCAGGCGGCCATTCTTTTCTGTAATTCGGCGGCTGAATGTAGGTCACCGCCTCATCGATTTCGATCGTGTATTCGGACGGCACACTGCTGATTGTTTTGCCGTGTCGTTGCTTCGCATCGGCAATCGTGATCACACGCGATTCTGGGTTTCCGGCCTTCTCAAATCGCAACTTCGCCGCCGGGCAATTCGAACACCATGCCTCTGACACCAGCCAGCGTTCTTTGACCTTTCGCGTGCCGGTCGTCGTCACCAACTGTGACGGTCCGAATGCAATCGCAGAAAATGTGATTGATGGAGCATCGAAGCTGGCAACCTCGACTGCCCCGGATTTCTTGAAATCGTCAGGTAGATCTGGACCGGCCAGACCAACCATGATGTGAGCATGAATCACCAAGACTAAAGCTATCGCAGAATTCATCGCCATTCACTCCCTTCCTGCGGTTCAAAGTGCCACGACTCGCCACCGCGTAAAGCCTTTTCCTGATCGCTCGCCGTAACGCCGTAACAGCCCTGAGGCAGCGCGTATTCTTTTCCGTTCGCCATCACTAATGTAGCTGGTCCTGTCGGCTGATCTTTCCATGAATTCTGCCGCAGAACTCCGTCTTCACCGTTTTGTGCGACGAACACACCTACGACAGCCTCGCAATGTCCTGCCGGCTGGCTCAGCCGAGACATGCCGTACTGATTGCGAGGCCCGCCTGTCACGTTGCCGCTCATTGCGCCTGCGAATCCACAGGCGAGAACGTCGAGCATGTCGTCGATAGTGCGTGCCAGGTGGGCGTCAAACTTGTGCGTACTGGCATCCATAATCTGCTGTGGGATGCCTCGCTGGCCCCAATCGCGAGCCAAGTCCGTCCTGCCAATCGGATCATCCACGCTCAGATCGATCGTGCCGTAACGGTTTCGCTCGCAGCAGCCGTAACGGCTCACCCACTCGGCGGCCCAACCGCCGTACATGCCGCCTCCAGATCCGAGGCGGCCCTTGCCAATCGTCATACGACCGCCACCATAGATCGGCTCGTACGCGATGACTGCAGGCCGGCCTTGGATCTTTTTCTCGTCGATCGCTTTCAAATAGCTCAGCATGCACGCCCGATACGTGCCGCGTGAAACACAAGTCCCCGTGTCGGGAGCTGGTGAAGCGTTTCGATTGCCGTTCTGAAAATCAGCATGACGTCGCGGATAGTATTTGCTCATCAGATGAGGCATCATCACGCACGCAACGCCGCGTGCCTTCAGTCGATCCCATGTACCTTTGATGGCTGGATTGTCTCCGCAGATCGGCTGAGCGCCGTAGGCTAACATCCGCACGACTGTGGCGTCAGTGACGCCGGGATCGATCAGCGCGCCCATCGCGTAGATTTCACTGGCCATCAGATTCCCCTCAGTTTTTTTGCGACCTCTGCACGGTTCGCGTCCGTTATCTCAATCCGCTTCGCTCGCCACTCGGACACACGGCCATCGTCCTTGATGCTGCCAGTGGATTTCAGGATATCGACGATAGCCAACAGGTGATCGGTATGCTGCTGAAGCACGCCGAAGGAGGATCGATCGACACACAGCGCCAGAGCGTTCCAGTGTGCAGCCTCAGTTGGTTCTGTGGTCGGAACCGGAACCGGCTCAACCTGATTCTTATCATCATCTGGTGGCTTCGGGATTGCTGAATTTTTATCTGTGTTTGCCCACCAGAAAAATCCAGCAGTAATGATCAGAATCAATATCCACGGACTAGACTGCGGCTCATTTTGCTGCGGCATTGGCCACCGCCTTCGTGCTGGAGGCTTGCATCAGATCCAGCACCTTGGCCTGCAGATCCGGCTGACCCTGCAATTGAGTGAACAGATCCGCCAGAAGCAACGCCAGCTTATCTGCCGTCAGTGATTCCGGAGACGTGCTGCCCGGCAGGATCTTGAGCGCCTGCAGCAGCCCCTTGACCATGTTCGCGAGGCTCGCAAAGTGGCCCTTAGAATTTGCCAGGTATGCCAGTGCAATCAATGCCCCGGTCTGCCAGTTGAGTTGGCTGAGATCCAGCTTGATGCCCATCGTGTCGCTCGTTGTGCAGCCTGTCATGCAGAGGCAAAGTATAGCGACTAACAGATGTTTCATGCGTTGACTCCAGTTCGGAAAGTGGCTTCGATACGCCTAGTTTTAGGCAACATCAAAGCCTCAACGCTATAGTGATCTGCGCGATCCGTCAATAGTGCAACATCGATCAACGCGAGCGCTCAGCAGTCTGCTCGAACCAAGATGGTGGTTTGTCGTTATGCCCCCAGTCGCCACGCCTGAAGTGTGCAACCTGTCTGCCGTCATCATGCACGTATTCGAAAAACCGTCTACCATGTGACGCAATCGACTCGATAAACTCATTGGCAGCATCGAGCCGCATAACAATGCAATCAACCGGAGTTGCCGACGATGCGTTTTCCATGATCAAACCTTTCACCGGCAACCCGGTTATTGCTGTCGTTTGTTCGTCGTGATGTGTCTGGCTCCACCCGTGCCAGGGCTTCGGCCTCGGTGACTTCACGGTAAAATCCGTGTTTGTATTGGTACTCATCGTGTTCCTGCCATGGTCGTCCGGGCTTCTCAACACTGCCGTCCATGTTGACGATCACCAGCGGGCCGGATGATTTTCGTAAAATGTACGCAGCCAGTACCCATGTGTCGCAAATGTAATACTTCGGCCACGTTTCAACCGGCTTGATCTTGCGGCGGTATGTCCAGCCGGGCAACTTTTTTCGTCCGGCATTGTTAGTGTTCCTCCACTTGCCGATTGTTTCAAACTGATCCCCTTCCTGTAACACCTCCCCATCCGGCAGAACCTCATACCCCTCACCCGGATCTGGCGGCTGTGGCTCTACCCATTCGAAGCTGGTACACCGTGGCTCGTAATGCCAGTTCGTCATGGAATTAAATTGGAAACTAAACCCTGCTTGGTTCTCGTAGATCACACCACCATTTAGTTTCACGCCGACAATTCGGATGATACTCCCGTCGTCGCTGACCCAGTACTCGCCCGGTTGTGGTATTTTGGTTTCTGTCATCTCAGCCCCCTCTCAGTAAAAATTGTCGCCATCCCACTCACGCATCGACTCACCAAAACCAAATCCGTCTTTGCATTCCTCGACAGGTTCAGGCGCAGGAACGAAAACCGTCTGCCCGTCCTCAGTCAATTCGACCGCAGTCAGCACGCGGCCAATCGGAAGTCTGGCGATTGCTTCAGGCATTGACTCGCCTGTTTTCGCGTGCCAGCGGAGTTGTAGTTTTTCTAGAGGTGTTTTCATGTGTGATCCAAAAAGAAAAACACGCCGCCTTTCGACGGCGATGAACCATCACTCAAGTATCACTGCGCCCGCGCCATCTGCCGGGTATCATCCTTCTCAATCCTCACCTTGCGAGTCTTCAGTCGATTCGTGTCCTCGCATTCCAGCCACTGTTTGCCGTCGTCGATCCGCAGTTTTTTGATGCCGTGTTCCTTCATGACTTCGATGCAAGTTTCACGAGCAAGCCGCTCTTTCTCTGCGAGCTTGTTTTTCGCTCGCATGTTTTTCAGATACTCGTCAACCGCTTCAGCCACGGCCTCTGGAATTTCGTCGTTCCACTCTGGATCGAGCTGCGGTTGAGATCCGCCTGGTTGAACTCGTTTCTTCGCCATCACTAAATCTTTCAAAAAGGTTTCTCGCCACTCTGGCAGAACAACGCGATCTGCTGGCCGGTGGCGGGATACTTACTCAACACTGCTGCAACAGCCTCACGTTGAGGCTGCGTCTCTGGCTCGTTTCGTCCGGAGATACACAGAGCCATGTGGAAAAGACAGAACGCATCTGCCTCGTCATTGCTTTCAAAAATCTGCCCCCATCGCTTCTGCACATGGGCCTGAACCAGTGCCTTGTCGCCGTTGCCTTTGCCAGTCGCGAATTTCTTCAGCGTCGAAGGAGCAACCTCCAGAATGTGCGGCGTGTAATCGAGCGCGTGCCAGCGAATCAGAGCCCCGAGTTCTCCGGCCATTTCGCGCCCGTTCTTAGAGCCCATCGAATAGCCTTCGATCAGGATCAGCTTCGGTTTCACGACTGACAACACGCGGTCAACCTGCTCAACGATGCCCTCGTAGCGCTTCACGCGATTCGCTACGTCGTTGCCGCGCGGCTTGCTTTTGACAGCGAGTGTCTGCCAGTCGTCGGCATTGGTGCCGTAGCAAAGTCCGGTCGATGTCATGCTCACGTCAAGAGCTGCGATCACTTCCAGAATCATTATTCACCGTCCTTGTCCTTGTTCTTGTTCTTGTCGATCCAATCAATCAAGTCGTTCTCGTACACCGCTGAAATCAGGATCTGAGTCAGCAGGAAAAGAATGATCAGAAACACAACGCCGGTTTGCAGGATCGAATTCATTGTGAGTTCTAAACCCTGTCGTACTGTTCGTAGTTCGATTCAAATCGAAACTTTGCCCCGTTCATCCGCATCGTGATCTCGCCAGTTGATCCGCCGCGCTGCTTCGCAACGTCGATGATGCTTTCAGGCCCGTCGTCACTTTTACTCAGCAGTAACACGATGTCGCTGTCCTGCTCGATGGCCCCCGACTCACGCAAATCTGCCAGTGATGGCTTGCCGCGTTTCGCTGATTCTCGATTAAGCTGTGAGCCAACGAGGATCGGAATTTGGAGATCCATCGCGAGTCTCTTCAGTCGCCTGCTGATCGTCGCGATCTGTCGCTCTCGGTTATCGTTTCGCGTGTTTGGAACTTCGGCAAGCTGGAGGTAATCAATCGCCACAACTCCGATTTTGAATCGGCGACAGGCAACGCGAATCAGAGCTACGATGGTTCCGAGATCACTTGTTGTGTCGATGAAATACAGCGGAAGGCTTGCGATGTTTTCGGATGTTCGCGTTCGGCTCAGCCTGTCTGCGATTTCTTCTTTGAGCATTTCCAGACTGACAATCAGAGCCCCTTCGCCGCGTTCCGCAATCCCGACCGCGATCTGAGTCAGCAGAATAGACTTGCCTGTCCCCGGCCTGCCGCCGATCGTGATGATCTGTCCATCGCGCAGCCCGCCGATTCTTGAATCGATTTCCTGAATTCCTGTCGCGTGCGTCGTGCGAGGATTAGCCTTTCGTTCAGCCAATCCGATTACAGCGTCCTGAGCCGTGCTGATTTCGTCTTTGTGGCCGCGTTTAATCTGATCCAACTTCGTGATGTACTGATCGATTGTGTCAGCACTGATGCTTTGCTCAGACGCCAGCTGCTGGCCGATCGTGTGAGCCTGATCGCGTGCGGCGTACTGCCGAAGAATCTTGCAGTAGTGATCGACGTGCGAGGCTTCCCACGGTGACGACGACAGATCTGTGAGAACGTGAATACCAACCGAAGTCTGAACGGCGTAGGTTCTCGTCATTTCCTCCAGCACGATTACCGGATCGAATTCCTGACCGGCTTCGGATAGTTTCTTCAGCACGCCGAAGATGCGCCGAAGATCGATGTTTTCAAAATCGGTGTCTTCGATCTGACACGCAATTCTGTCCAGTTCGTCATGCCCGGAGAAGGCTCCGCAAACAATAGCTTTTTCAGTTTCGTTACGGCTTTCCATTTTCGCTCCTGACGTCCTTCAGGTGACTCTCGAATAGTTCTTGCAGGTTCTTCAGCTCGAAGTCGTTGGCGTCTGCAACCTTCGATGATCCGGTTCGCTTTAGTGCTTCGAATCGTTCCGGTCCGAGTAGCTCCTTTCGCTTCTGCCAATCCGTTGGATGAAGCCGACTGGCCTTCTGTGCTTCGATCCAATCTTCAGATGATTTCTGTTTGGACTTCGATGTGATTGACGCCTTGGGCTTCGTCAGTGTCCGCCAGCCGTTGGCCATCGTGTGATCAACTGAATCGCAAAACACTTCCGACGAACCGAACTGCCTGGCAGCGTCCCGCCAGAAAGATTCTTCCTGGGGAGATCCGCTTTGAGGAACTTTGTCATAGAATCCCTTCGACAGGCAGTAATCAAACCACCTTCTGGCTGCAGCTTGTGCTTGTTCTGTATCCAGCTTTTTCGGAATGACGACGTCACTATCATTCTTACTTTCCTTTACCTTACTTTCCTTTACTTGTACGGCGACGACTGGCAGATCAGTGGCAGACGACTGGCATGCGACTGGCAGATCAGTGGCAGATTCATTAAAAACACTGGTGTTTTCGATGTCTATTTTTTCGATCCACCCGACATCATCGCGCGAAAGCAACTCAAGCGCCTTCTTGACTACCTCTTCAGGCATTCGAAGCGTGAGCGCCAACTGCCTGGTGGAAAGTGGCTTTCCGTCACTCCTGGCGAGCAACCCTCGGATGACTGGGCGACAAGTGGCGGACCACTGGCAGATTCCCTGGAATACACCAATCGCAAGGACGCCATCAGCGCCGTGAGCCATCAGTGAAAGGTATCCAGCGGAGTCGATCCCCGAAGGACAGCTGAACCACTGAAGGCCGCAAAGTTTCCGCGTCTTGGCGGTCTCAAATGTCTCTGACCATTTGCGAATCCGCATTATCTCACCGGCCATTACGCTTCGACTCCCATTCACGCAACGCAGAAAGCTGGCGAGCCTTTTCGGCGTCGAATTCAGCTTGTGTCATAACTACCTCAGTGCTTTCAGTTTGGCGGATCAAGCCTGTCGGCCAGCTTCCTCAGATGCCTTGCCGCTGGCTTCGGGTCGTCTGGATGCTCGAACCAAGCAAGCACGACATCCTCCAGCGTCCGTGATGCCAGCCACTCGTCGATCGGGTCCGGCTCGTCGTCGTCTTCCTCGACCAGCTCAGCCGCCACGGGCTTTGAGGGGCTTTCCGGATTCCCCTTGCCGCCGACGGTGGCTCGTGCTGCTTTTACGGTTGCAGCGCTCGTTGCCGTTCGTGTAGTGCCCTCAACCGGGCTGGGTGTATATGCTTCCGGCTTCTCGCCAGTAACAGCAGCTTCTGGCGGAATCTTGTGAGCCGTGACTGTCGCAGCTCGTTCCCGCTTTGGTGACTCGGGGTTTTCTGCGATTTGCCTCAGCGCGTCTCGCACGCTTGTGGCCCCGTCTAAATTAGCAGCGTGATTCCAATTTGAAATGTGCATATAAACCGTTGCGGTTCTCTGGCTGTATTTCCAGTTTTCTTCCAGCCATGACGCCCACTCCCCATGTTCAAGTTGATCTTTCGCCGCAATAAGATAGCGGCCAGCATCAATAGCTTTCTGAACTGTTATCCTTCCGGTTTTCTCAACCTGCTCAGCGGCTTCATTCGCCATTTCAGCGAGTGCAACTGTGGATAGTGAGCTCAAATCGATCATTCCGTTTTTCGTCATCGTTGCAGCCTCTTTCGTCTCTCTGACTCCGCTCGTTCTTTTTTCGCCGCATTCACTTCCGGCCTGTCATCCATAAATCCAAAGTCCGGCCCCTCGAATATCGCCGTACATTTCTGACAGCGATAGCGACCGGTCTCCATAAGCTCATGCGGCCCCGTGTGAGTACAACCGGGACACTCGTTTCGATTCCGCTTGATCGTCGGTGGTTTGCATCGGATAACCGGAGTTCCGCAGCCAGTGCAGAGGCCGGCGTGGATTGGTCGGATGCCGTTGCAGAAGTTGCAGCGATGCGTTTGTGTCACTGTTGCGCTCCCAGCCAAAGAATTGAATACCCAGCCAGATCCCTCATCGTGTCTTCAATTGATTCCGCCACTTGAGCCTGCTCGCCCGACAGCAATTTGCTCAGCCGCTGGATCTTGTCACTCATCCTGCACTGGATCGCCTCACGCGGCGTAAGCGTCGGAGCCAACACGGGGACCTGCCACGCTGAACCGCCATAGTCGTGATTCTTCCGCAGCAGTGTGTCGATAATCTCCAACCCGACACTACAGATGCGTTTCGGATCATCGCCAAGCTGGCCTGCTGATGCCTGTCTGATTCTGTCGTGGTTGATCATGTTGGCTCACTTGTGTTGATTCAAAAGACTGCCCGGCGTCTTATTCCACCGGGCAGCCCGGCTGCCTCAGAGCTTGCCAGCCCTGATGCGTCCAGTGATTACTCGGACACCATCACCGCGCCGACTTCACCCGGTTGAGGTGGTGCAATCGTGTCGCCCAACACCAGCTCGAACACACGCGGCTCTGATCGATTGGCCGGAGTCGCGTCGTCGATATCAACCAGTGTTCCCGTCACGATATCACTTTCGATTGCGTCGAATTCGTCCGACTTCTCAGCAGAGCCTGCCAGCGATTGCGTCGCAGGTTCACCGCCATTGATCGCAAACACCAATTCGCGACTCACCACATCATTTGCCCCAGGTGCAGGAAGCACCAAAGCGAATTTACTCATACCGTTTCGTCCTTCTGAAACCATCCTCACAAACACCAAACCGGGCTTACGCAACCCGATCACTTTTCGGAGCCGAATCACCTCTTTTGTCAGAGCCTGAATTGCGGATATCAATCGTCCGAGAAACATTGTCACGCCTCCAAAAATTCACGCTGCCGTCATATCCGCAAACGAAGTCGGAACAATCTCGCGACCAGCCTCAGGATCAGCAGCCGCCTCAGCCGTCAGGATGTACACGCCGCGCTCAACGGCCCGCTGGTGAATGATCTGTCGATTCCGTCCGTCGATGCCTTCCCAGCCAACCTGAGAGATCACCAGCAGACCGCCAGCGCCAACCTGATCGGCACCGATGTCGATTGCCAGAGTCCATTTCTCCCCGTCGCTCAGATCATGGTAAGCAATGGAAGCGCCGCGGATGCTGTGATCTGTGACCAGTCGTGCAGACTTCCCGTCGGACTCCACACGCAACTGCGGGCATTTGATGCACGAGGACAACACTTCGTCGGTCGCCTTTCCGGCGTCTCGATACTTATCCGCCTTCTCCCGGTTCTCCTTCGCAGTTCTGCGATGTGCGATTGCTCGGGCTTCGTTGGCCTTGGCCTCGCGAATTGTGACGCCCTGCTCCACGGCGTTCTGTGCGAGTGCCATGTCAGCCTGAGCGTCCTCAATCGCTGACTCATCGGGCATCGTCGCGGCTGTGCTGGAGACGACCAGCTTCGCCGCTTCTACCAGAGAAATCTGCCGGGCGATCGTCGCGAGTTTCGCCTCGCCGGTTGTGAGCGTGTTGCGACACGCAGAGATTTCCGTTTCCAGTTGCGTGATAGTCAGTCGAAGATCATTGATTTGCTTCGTCTTGACCACGATAGAATTGCCGGCATCTTTCATTTCTTCCTGCAGTGCTTGGCGATCCTGCAACAGTTCTTCGTCTCCGAGCTGCTTCAGTAGTGCCTGCGATTCCTCGATCCTCGCGCGTGATACGGTCGCGTTTCTCGCTTGTTCTGCGAGCTTAGTTACTTCGTCTCTCGCTTCGTTGTAGGCGAGTCGCAGCGTCTCTGCGTCAGCCTCCGCGTCAAGATCCAGATCCTGCGGAGGTAGAAGCGCAGTAGCCTGCCCTGCTTCGCGATCGGCCTGGCGTTCCTTCAGCAGCGCGGCGCGGTCGTATTCGTCTTTGATCTTTGAAGCCATTTCGACCGGGTCATCAGTTTCCAGTGAAGCGGAAGTGACGACTGTGTCAAAGTCCTCGAACGCTTGATGGTTCCGGAACATGGTCGGACTGGCAGTTACACCAGTCAGTGAAACCAGAGCCTTTATTCGTGACCGGTCTGCGGCCGATGGGGTTTTGATTCGCGGATCGACCAACCCTGCCAGATCGAAACGGCCTTCCAGATTGGTGACCTCGAATTCGCCGGTATGGCGGCATGTTCCGCCGATCGTGATCGTGGCTCCGAATGCCTCGACCTTGCCGCGTTTGGTTCTGTCTCGCAGTGGCAACTTGCCATCACCACGTGCAGCGGCCTGCACAGCTTCCAGGAGGATTGTTTTGCCCGAACCATTTGGGGCGACCAGAACAGTGACGCCTGGCGATTCAAGGGCAAACCCGAGTTTCGTGATTGGTCCGAGGTTTTCGGCGGAGATTGTTCGGGAGGTCATGTTGGACTTTCAAAAATGGGTGAATGAAAAAGGGCAACTACTTCTTTTCCGCAAGACGCTCACGAGCTGCCGAAATCATGGACTTCAGGAAACTCGTTTCATCGATCGTCAGATTCGCCGCGACAATTGCCCGCTCAGTTGCATCAAGAGCCCGTGCGGTCGTGGCCTGTTCAATCTGCTGATCGAATGGAATCGGATCTGACTTTGGCTCAGGCTTCGATTCTTCAGGAGCTTCGTTTTTCTTCATCTTCGACGCCGCCGCTTCCGTGCGGGACTTCGGCTTTTCTTCGGCCTCAGGCTTCGCAGCTCCAGCGTTCGCATCAAACCAGTCTTCCCGCTTCGAAACACCGTCGCGAATCGCCAGATAAATCTTCTGCATGGAGACAATCATCTGAGAAGTGCAAGCCGTGACTGGATGCTGAAGCCGCGCCTCAAGCATGGCTTGGCTCACACTCAACTCAGCAAACTTCAGCACCATGTCGCGAATTCGCTCATCCAGAGACTTACCGGACCCGACGGCCAACGTCGCCTCACACTGCGCGACAGCAACGTCCTGCACATCGCCGGGGATCACACCGAGAATGCACGCCCTGACTCTGCGGGCTCCCTGATTCGCGACCAGCTCATAGATGTCTCGCGGATCTGTCAGCAGCCGATTTCCTTCGCGAGTCGATCGAATGTGCGGCACTTGAAAAACCATCGACCGACGGGTGTTGCTTTCCAGATCCCAGGCGTAGGCCATCACGGACGATTCGCCAGACTTCTGCTCGAGCTCGATCAGGCCGTAATCGATGTTTCCCCAAGCTTGAGCCATCGCTTCAGCAAGTCGAATCGATGCACCGGTAACGACAGTTTTTCCTTTCGGATAGGAATACATCGCACACTCAGCCAGCCCCTGCCGCTTGCATGATTTCACCAGCCGAACGATTGCCGCCGTTTCATCACGCGGGAAGTTCTTGGCAATAATCATCGCGCTTTGAACTTCGCTCGATTGCCGTGTTGTGGCCAGCGACATTGTGCCAGAAAGTGGAGCGTGTGAATGGATCATTTCTGAACTCATTGAACCGACCTTAAAAAGAAAAACAAAATCCGGTGTCCACGTGGACTCACCGGATAACCGATCGCGCGGGATTCGAACCCGCAAATCCCATCCGAAGGAACGATCAGCCTCACACTCGAATCGGCCCCAGTGAGCGGGTTCCCTGTATCGTCAGGGGCCAACGGGGCTTTTTAATCCGCCCACGGATGACACATTGGACTCAACCAATCTTCCGAGCGCTCAATCGACAGTGCCCCTTTCGACTCACACCACCGACGCGCGCAGCCAATGCCGCCACGTCTTTTTCCGTGACGTAGCTATCCTTAATCAGCGTCCGCTTCAGTTCGATCGTCGCATCTTGGAAGCGGCCAATCTCAGCCTCGCCAAGAGCCCACAGCAGCCGAGCTTTGATCTCGTCAAGCTCTTCCGAGATCATCTTCTCCTGCGAAGAAAGCTGCTCTTTCCGAATCCACAGATCGTGTTCTTCCTCAGACAGATCAGCGACCTTGCCGACTTCGTGACCGAACATTTGCTGAAGCACTTTCAGCGTCCCGGTATGCTCGAAGTTCGGCTCCGGCGGATCTCCACTGATGATTCGCTCAGACAGCTCAGCTTCGGCCAGTGCAATCTGTTTGATGAGATCGTCGTTGCGGGCGACCGTGTAGATGCGCAGCTCGCGGCCATCCACGAGAACAGGGAACTCACAGAGATCCATTCCCATGACGGCCATCTGCTGTTGAGCCTGGAAGAGATTCCCGAGTGGAATCTGATCCGTGCCCTCTTCGCCATACTTCGCTGAGTCGTCTCCGGACCGGTCCAGCATTCGCCAGTTAGTAGACTTCGCATCAACACACCACTCCGCGACGTCCTCTTCTTCGCCGCCGATTTGCTTCGTCGCAATCGCGTCTGGAGTCGCTGCCATGAACCGCCATTCCGGATGGAAATAGACAGGAAGCCCGCGTGTCAATCGACACTCCTGACGCTCCTGATAGACGTCAAGAATGATCGGCTCAAGCCGCGTTCCCATGTCCATTATGTGTTGCTGGCCCGGCGTGAACTCCTTCACGAATTCGCCGCGCTTCTCCAAGTACATCTCCAATGCGGACGAGTATGGAGATTGATTGCACGCCGCCGCCGCTTCTGACGCTCCGAAGATCACTGGCCTGTCGGTTCGATGTGCATCAAACTTCCGCAGTGCGTACCATTCCGGAGACTTGTATTGCGGCCCTGCGATTGGCTTATGTAGCGTTATCATCACGTTCCCCCTTCTCTTGCGATCGCTTCCGCGACCTCTTTCCTGTGGATAATCACTTCCGGATTCGCCGTGAATCCGATCCTGACTTTGTTCGCGTGAACAACCTGAGAAACCATCACTTCGATCGTTTGCGGCCAGTGCGAAGCTGGCACGGTAATCAAGATGGCTTCTCCGCTTTGACGTGATAACACAAGCATTCAAAACACTCCTTTGTTAGTTGATAGCAGCCTTCGCCGCCTTGAATTCCTCTGACACCCGGACGTTCGCAACTGCGTCCGTTGGGCTGAACGATTCGATCTTTCGTACGAGATAGATCAACGCGAGTTTGAAATCCGGATTGGCCATGTAGCCGCTTTCCGTTTCGCCTGTTTCGTCTGCCTTACCACTCACAACATTCTCCTTTCAAAAAAATCCACGGCCCGCGATCCCTGCGAATTAAGAGGCTTTCACGCACTCGCCGGAATCAAGCATGTCTCGTGGCGGGTTGCAGTCCGCTTCGGAAACATGATTTGCTTCCTGAACACCCAGCATGCCCCGGAACGAATTCGCGACGACCAGCAGTTGAATCACTGCGTCTGTATCCCACTGGAAGCTCTTCAGCAGAGCAGTAGCTGACTTGATGTCTTCCATCGTGAACTTGCGGCAGGCTGGCATGGTCGTTACTTCCGCTTTCGTGATGACTTCGTGACATTCTGCTGAGTCGGATCGAACCGCTTCAGCCATCGCTTTACCGATGCTTTTGAGATCAGGGTCCGCTGGCCGTCCTTCATCTTGTCGAGGATCTTTTCGCGAATCATCTTGGCGACTGTGAATCGGCTGCGAGCCAGGATGGCGCACGCTTCTTCCATGCTGTACCAGTGTTCCGAAGCAGCTTCAGGTATGACGTTTCGCTGTGGTTTCTTTGTCATCGTCTCACTCATTTTGGTTTCTCCGTTGGGTCGTGTTGACTGGCGAAGAATAGCCGCGAACGGAGAGGCCGCAAGATGGCTGTGAGTCGATGAAAACAACAAAATTTGCGCCGAACTCGTTTGAACAAGATTGATCAAGTTTGAACAAAAGAAATCCAATTTGATCAAGATAAAACTTTCAGATTTATTTTGCCGACGTGCTGCAATGTGCAGTGATGTTGCGCAAAATGCCCGACGAGTCGCAATGACGCGATTCCATACCGGGACTTGCGAGCAATGAATGAGCAGGATGCAAACGAGATTGCGAACCGCGTACGAACTCTGCAGGATCGCCGCGTGAATCTCGTGAGTCATCAGCGAGTGATCCAATCGCAATTGAATGCCGCGAGCAGAGAACTGCGATGGAATAAACTCACGGCCTCATTCCTGCTAACGTCGATTCACTTGCGACCACTGGCCGACAAGCTGCAGACTGGCCGATGGTTCGTTGTGCTGGTCGGAACAGCCGTTCTGGCCGCAACGTGCTTCGTGTTCGCGGATATCCTGATCGGCTTTCGCGGATTCAGCATCATCTCTGGAGTCAGCATTGCGATTGCGACCGCCGCCGCTTTGATTTTGATGCTTTACAGTGGCGACGATGATGACGTTCTTCGATCGCATGAAAACTCAGTTCACACTCTGCGTCAGATTCAGAGTCGCGTCAGTGCCATCACTGAAGACCACAGGCTTGCAACTGCGGCGCTTCGGTCGTGCGATGCTGAGCTATCAACTGCGGAGCGATCACGAATAGATGCCGCACGAGCGTTGAGCCAGAGGCAGGCCGCGCGACAGGTTGAAGATACGAGAATGATTCCGCTTCGAAGGCTGTATCAGCAGAACTGGCGAGCGCTCCGAGATATTGAATTCGAACGGTATCTGGAAACCGTCTTTCGCGCCCTGGGATACACAGTCGAGACAACCGCACTCACAGGTGATCAAGGCGTTGATCTTGTGGTGTCGAAGAATGGCGTTCGAATTGCAATACAGGTCAAGGGCTATCTCCACTCAGTGAGCAACACGGCGATTCAGCAGGCGTTCGCCGGTATGGTTCACTATCAGTGCGACCGCTGCGCCGTCATCACAAACAGCCGATTCACAAGCGGGGCCGTTCAGCTCGCCGAAAGCGTGCGGTGCATACTGATCGATGAAGACTGCTTTGAGTCCTTTGTGATGGGGCAAATCGATATCACCACACTACATGTTGGGGGTGTCGTCGGAAAGAAATCAATCTTGTGAAAACTGTTGACACGGGTTGCAGGACCGGTATCTTCCACCCATCAAATACATAAAGCATCGCAGCCGCTCGGAGAGTGGTGACACAACAGGACAAAGCACATGCTGGCAACTTCAATTCACTGGACTGCAATTTCCATTGCTCGTGAATTCGGCTCCCATAGTTGGTCGAGCCCTCCACCCAGCAGCATCTGACGGACAGCGATTCGCCGTGGAGCAGCTGTTTATTTCTCGAACTGTTTCTTCAGTCGGGCAATCTCAGCCTTCAGCGTCAATCGAATCCAGTTACTCATTGACTGGCCTGTTTCCGCCGCCGCCGCCTCATATTCAGATTTTTCTGCCTCGGTTGCTTTGAACCGGACTGAATCATCACGCTTCTGTTTTGCGGACTCTTGTGTCATCCACTCCTTTTATGGTTTGTGTACCAATGTTGCAAGATGTTGAGAAATATGTAGCACCACTGTTGACACGTTGTTGCCACCTTTCTACAAATATCTCCTACACGGATGCCTTCCACGCGACGGATCGCATTCATAACATTCAGTCCGCAAGAGGCTTCGGCTTCTTGCTTTGCCCGAGAGTGGTTCCGTCGCGTGGAATCACCTCGGGTTTTTCTTTGGGCCAATCGAATGCGAAACCCAACCGCACGCGAGATTTTGACCGCGATGAACGAGTTCTTTCGTCATCACAATTCAGTCAATCCGCACGCCATGATGACTGATCGGCTGACCTTCAAACAGGCTGTCGAACAATGCCTGAAGCCAACAAAAAAGCCCGCCAGACGAATCTGACGGGCTCACGAATCAGGGGCTTCCCTGCTCAATTTGTGCCTGACCTCAGACGCCAATCCGAGGCCAAGCGTGTCCAAAAACCACCGCAAAGCGATTTGAAAGACGCCACACATTGTGTGGCGGTTACTGACACATGTCAACACATTCGGCAAATTTACTGCCGCCCCTGCCTCAAACTGGCTGGACAACCGATGCTCCCTGGTGTGCCGCTTTGGGAGTTCAGCAGACGCATTTCAGAAAACTGCTGACAAAATACAATATTCCTTGCTTCTACTTTGGGGCAAACGTCCTGCTTGAAGCCGAGTCCGCCTACAAGCACATTTCGAAACTGATGGCGATTCCACCCGATGACCAGCCAAAACAAAAGAAAGTCACCAAACGGAACCGGTAGCGTCTACAAGACCAAGTCCGGCCAATGGAAGGCCGCTCTCACAATCCCTGCGCTGAACGGCACCAGCAAACGAATCACACGCAACGCCACCAGTCAGCGACACGGCGTTCTGCTCCTCGACGAGCTGCGGGCAGAAACACGAAGTCTGTCCGACAACCCTGAATCCGTGAGTGTGACCGAGCTGGCAGATAAGTGGCTGATTAGTTTCGAAGGGGAGGCCAGCACGCTCGACGGCTATCAGGGGCTTCTGAATCATCACATCAGCCCGCACATCGGAGAGAGATTGATCTCGTCTCTGAAACCGCTGGACGTTCAGGAATGGGTGCAGGCTCTGCGAGCTGTTCCGACCGGAGCCACGACAGTTCAGAAAGCCTACACGCTGCTGAACCGCATTTGCACCTGGGCTGTGACTATCCGGATACTCACGCACAACCCATGCGACGGGATCAAGCGTCCGACCGCGAAGAGAAAAGCCATCCACCCATTCACCCGCGAAGAGGTTCAGCGGCTCTTGGAAGCAACGAAGAACGACCGGCTGTATGCTCTGTTCGTTCTGGCCGTCACGACCGGCATGCGTCAAGGAGAACTCTTTGGTCTGCAATGGGGTGATCTGGATCTTGAAGGCCGTCGGATTCGAATCGTCCGACAAGTGAAGGATTACCGTGGAACTGTGGTTCTCAAAGAGCCCAAGACCGCCGCCGGAATTCGCACGATTTCCATCACAGAATCGGCTTGTGTGGCTCTTTCCGCGCGCCGAGTTATTGCAGCGGCTGAATCCCACACCAGTCTGCAGGTCTTCACGAGCCCGCGCGGAATGCTGATTCGGCGAACCCTTTTTGCCAAGCGAGCCTGGAAGCCGCTGCTTATCAAACTGGGCCTGACGCATCGCGGAGGCCATCATCTGCGACACACAGCAGCAACGATGATGCTTGCAGCCGGAGTCCCGCCGCACATCGTCGCCGGAGTTCTCGGCCACGAAACCGCCGAAAGCGTGATGAAAACCTACGCGCACTTCATCACGACGGACAGCCGAATTGCCTCGGAAGCCATGGCTAGAATCCTCGGCTGACTGCTACCAGGTAGCTACCTCGCGGCGCAAGAAAAAAGACTGAGTTTCAAAAACCCAGTCTTTTTCAGTGGAGGATGACGGAGTTGAACCGACGACCTCTTGCATGCCATGATGCCCTTCGGTTTTCGCAATCTGCCGAAAAGGCGGTAAAACATTGGCAGACGCGACACTGAACCTCTGCCGTAATGTTGCACCGAGTAGCACATTGAGGCACTCTGTCGCATCCGCTGCTACCTTGGTTGCTGCCTCCCCTTCCCCATAACAGGTTCAGGATGCGCGTTTTCTGC